GTGCTTTTTCCAGGTCTTCAGTTTTGTAATTCAATCTGCTTTTTCCGCATTTCTCGTTTTTGTTCCTCTGTTAACTCTACAATGCCTTTCTTTTCCTCTGTGCGCCCCGTTAAGGCGTGTTTGGTATCTTTTGAACATAAGTTACCGCCTAAAACGAATCGCGCTATAACGAACGTTAAAACGCAAATAACACAAGATGTAGAAATAAGTGCGATAAACAACGCAACATATAGTAGGTGCATTTATCCCCATCCCCCTTTAAAATCTGACGGTCTGATACTACCGCCGCCTGAAAATCTGCTCATGCGTTGCAGTTTTTTGTACCGTTGTTCGGTCATACCACGCTTTTCAGCTTTGAAGAAAATCGTATCTTCCGAACTATATCGCATGGCATCCATCAGATGATTGTTCTTGTCGATAGGCTTGTTTCTAACCTCGTCATCTTTGGTCTTGCCCCATATGTAACTTGAAAGCTCCATGATTACGTTTTTGCAATCGGGATGAACAATCATCTTATATTCCTGCAACCGTGATATGCCGTTTAATATGCTGTCTTTGCCTTTGCGGGCGGGTTGTATGCGGGTAACACCTAACCGCCGTAAATCGTCATTGCTTTTTGGTTCTGCGCTGTCTGCAATAATGCGCTCTTTCTGGAAGCCCTTCTTGACGATCATTGCAGCTATGTCGCTATTCAACATGCGGGTTTCATAATGCTCGTCATAGATATAAAGCACTTTGTCAATCGGGTTTACTGCCATTGCAATGAAGGCGGTCGGGTCGTTGGTGTATCCGTAGTCAAGACCGAATACATGTTTAAACTTCCAAGCATCTTCACCACCGATATTTGATTTATCAAACGGTTCAACAACCCAATTCTCGTATATAAGTCCATCCGATATTCCCCATTCGCCAAGTCCTGCAACAGCGTAACGGCGGGGGTTATCCTCTTTCATGCGCTCGTATATTTCACGGTCGGTTTCGTCAAGAAATTCGTTGCACAAGTAATTTGTGGTTGATGTGAATGTGTCGTTGCGTGGATTATCGAAAAACCGTTTTTTCAGCCAATGCTTTTCGCTCCACGGGTTAAATGTTATGGTTGTCTGCTTAAATAACGGTTTCGGAACATCGCCACGCGGAACGGATAAATCAAACTTTTCAAAGTTTTCTTCCGATACCAATTCAAACGCTTCTTCAATCCACACCCAACACAAATATCCTTTATCAACCGTTGTTGACGCCAACTTCTGCCAATCGTCAAACCCACGAAACAATATCTTTTGTCCTGTTGGTTTATATACAAGCTGCAACGGGTTAGTGGTCGCTTTCCATAATTCATTTGCGCCTATGCGGTTAATCGCCCATCTAAGCTGTGCGAACGTAGAGGTTGAGTGTGTATTGAAGGTGGCTCGAACAACCAGCAAATTAGCGTCTCCGTATTCAGGCTTCATCATGTTTACGATGTACCATATTGCCGCTGTGGTTGATTTCTTAGAAGCCTTGCCGCCTTTTACAACTCTGTATCTCTTTTTGCATTTCCAAAACGCACCGTAGCCGCCTCCGATTGTTTCGGGCGTGAATTTAACTACAATTGCCATTATGGCATCACCGCGCTATTACCAGATTGCATTGCTTGCTGTATTACCGCCTGCGCTGTTTCAGGGTCAAGACCTCTAAATGTATCTTGCAACTCCGGCGGCAATGCACCTACAAGAGCTTCCGCATCTAGAGGTTCATCAGGCATCGATTGTCCCTCAACCGGAATTTGTGCAGCCGATTCATTTGCCTGTTTTAATTCACGTATCAGCTTGTCAAGTTGAGGGACAATACCTTTAGGAAGTCTTTGCAGATATTGAACGGCGTCTATAATCTGGCGGTCGAACAGATTGCCAAGCGTTGTAATAGACTGGCTTTCGCTCCATAAACCTGACGCGCCTACATCAATCTTTGTTGATATAAGCAGGTCACGGTATCGCTCACCGTCAAACGGCATATACCATGTGCCGGAATCATCCTCAACCTTGATTGCGCGCTTGCCGTATTTCATCACCCAAAACTCTGCCCATATCCGCGCTATATCTTCAACAAAGCTGTGATAGCGGTTTTGTATTTGCTGTAATGGCATGGTTGCGGCTTCACGCAAAGCAATAATCGCGGAAGTGTTTTCAGGACGCATTTCACCAAGCGCGGCGTCGTTGGCGCCTGATTGCTGTAATGTGTTGCCGATAACCATATTCACGTTTTGAATGAAGTCAGGGGAGAAGTTCGGCGGGTTAACATACCCTATTGCGCCATGCACATCATTCATACCGCCGTTTACAGGGATAACTTGTCCGGGGTCATTCGTTACGTCACAGGTGATGATATCCTGATTGACAACCATGATCGGCATACCCATCATCATGACCGCCCATACAGAAGCGGTTATCATGCGGTTAATTGCAATCTGATTTGGAATAAGATATGTAATCTCGCTTTCGCCGTATGCACTATTCCTGCGCCGTTCCCATGTGAATTTTGCAAATGGGTATAGACGTATGCCAACATCCCATTCAGGGCGTATAATTGCGTTCTCACATACCTTAACGGCTTTTAAAATGTAGTCACTGCCGTCATCGTTCCACTCTTTCCAAAACTTTGTGATAACGGTAGCTTTCTTTGATTCTTCAGGTTCACTCTCTGACATTTGCCCGGCTTCGTATCCGGTTTCCCTATCAGGCTTAATCTGCTCAACCTCGTATGCAGTCCGGCGGTTTCGTCTTGCTTCACGTTTCAACTCCGCAACAGATTTACGCTGAACAACCAATATGTACGGCTGGTTTTGTATATCGTCCGTGTTTGGGTCACCAAAATATACATTTTCAACGTCCAGCACTTCACAGCCAATATCACCGACTATCGGCGTTTTGCGCCTTTCGTCTGCATACAAGCCTGTCCGCACCTTGTCATCCCAATAGGTGTACACAATGCCTGTACCACTGATATATGAATTGCGCAAAGCCTGTTCGCATTTATCGTTGAATTTGACGCGCTCGGCAGTTACACGGAAGTAATCAGACAAAGCGGACATAATCAGCGTGACTTCCTCGGCAGACGGAATTTCATCAACCATCATGGTTTCAACATCGGCAACCACATTAGTCGCACCATTCGCTATTCCGTCGCGGATAGGCTGAACCGATTCCCTTAATCCAACTGTATTCGGTACACCGTCAGCGGAGTAATTAACCGCAACAGGAGAAGAACCGATAACAGACATTTTGTATTCGCCGATACGTTTTATTACATTGTGGCGAATAAGCGGACGGTCATTCCCACAGTTCACGCCATACCACTGATCTCCAACAAAATAACGCTCATTCATTTTGTTTTGGTCGTATAACCCGCGTGTACCTAGCGATTGCTTGAAACTCGTGCCTTGCTTGTATTCGTCAAATATTTGTGACGGATTTATTTTCATTTTCTGTCCTCCCGCTTTACCCATTCCGTATTTCTGAACAATGTAAGCAATGTTGCGTTTGCTCGGCTGCCACGCTGGCACACATGAGGGTTCATAACGTAATACCGTTCGTCACCGACATAACACATCCCTAGCACACCTTTGGCAATCAAACCGTCTACCGCACGATATATTGCAGATTTGCTCATGTTTTCTCTGCACAAGCCAACAAGAATTTTTCTGTCTACCGCAACGCCGTTTCGCAGTTTCAAAACCCCGCTGTTTGTTCCGACAAAAGGCATCAAAAACGTAAACAACCACAGCTCGTTTCCGCTTAATGTAGAACACAGGCGTTCGCTGATATCGGGGAACTGCTTAACAAAGTTTCTGCCCTTGTTGAGTTCAATATATTCTTCTTGTATCTTAGTAAAACTCTCTATGCTTTCCTTGCGAGTAACGCGTACCCTATCTCCAGGATTGATTGTTGTAATCAATTCTCCGGTATCTAAATCTATCAGCTGCGACTGAGATACGTTGTTGACAAACCGCTGCGTATTCTCGTTCATGCACAATCCTCTTTTCCAACTTAAATTCCCACAGGTGGGAAAAAAGCGGCTTATTTTTCCCACAGCTGGGAAAAACATAAATGCTGTTCAGCCTTAGAACTGCAACGCTTTGAGGGTGTTTTTTTCGAGTTTCGGCCCTCTCTACTCTCTAATACCTACGATAGACAAACAAAATGGTGGAGCTTGCGGCACGACTTGAACGTGCATCTTCTCGCTTACAAGGCGAGTGCATTTCCCTTATGCTACGCAAGCGTCTAATGACCCGACATGGTCCGCATTCAGCGAATGAGCCGACTAAGCGCGTCGGGTTCTGTTACAGAGACTACCCAAAATAAGGGAAGATGCGGTTGCCCTCCCTATACAACCGGCGGTCAGAGGTTTGTTAAAAACGCCTTTTTGTGAGAAAAAATATTTGGTGGGGTGTATAGATACCCTCCCCCCGGGGGTCTGGGGCGGCATGGGGTAGGATGACCTGACCGGGCGGGGCAGTTGCGATTGCATGGTAGGCAGTACCAGCGCAATCATCATCCATTAACCCATGCATAAACAAGGTGTACATAATCACTTGATTGATGTTACATGGTAACATGGTTTAAATAAGTGCGGGAGTTATTAAAACATGGGCAGAAATATGTAACATAATTAAAGCCGTGATTAATGTTACACTTAGTCAGGGATGTCCTTGTCATTGATGATTACAGTAACGCTGCTGTTTGCGCCAGTTTGTGGTTTGTCATCGTAACCATGTACAGCTTTAAGCACAAATATAGCCATAGCCGGATTGCGTGCAGTAAAGCCAGCGTCAGACACGCACAACTCGCAATATTCGGCTGATTTTTTTATAAGTTCGATAACGTTTGTTGCTATATTTTTCCCCTTATACTTAACCGTATGACCGTTTAAAATCTCACTCATTGTCTGCTTGTTTAATCCAAGCACATATCCAAGCCTAACCTGGGTCATTACTTTCCCTCGTTCTTCCGCTTCATGGCTCGCTTTATCCAATGCCATTGCAACCGCGTCATAATCATGTAAATCTACATCATATATCTCAAACGGCATAATCGCTACACCACCTTTCGCTCGAACCGTAACACACTTTGACTATATAAAGTCAAGGTCTAATGTCCATAAATCACATACAAATTGATTAAAAATGTCCATGACTGGTTGACACATATAAATATTTCACAAAATAATTATTAAAACATTGTGGGATATGCATATTGTAATTCGGTATCCAATCGGTTACAATATAGTCAACAGGTAGCCTATCGGCTACAGACTAAGCAAGCGAGAGGAGCAAATAAAATGACAACAATCAACTTCGGAGAAGCGATGGCAGCTATCGTTAAAGCCTATAAGGAAAACCCTAACATCAGATACTTTGGTATCCGCGGAGAGAGTTTTAAGCCTGAGGTCGGGCAAGAGCTTGATGCTTCCTTTGGCTGGGATTATGAAAACGACTGCCAGAGCGCAGAAAAACTTGACGGCGCTTGCGCCACTCGAATTGGCTATCTATGGCTCGACGGCGAAGAAGAGGACGTCGAAACGCTTAAAAAAGCGTACGAATTCCACGTCGCGGAATATGACTCTGTATATCAGTACCGCGCCATAATCGGCGGATACGATTACGAGGACGGAGCCGACGAAAACGAAATTGTTATAAAAGACGCAGAAGTTGTATACGTATTTTAAATATCGGAAGGAGATGAAAACCTTTGGAGTTGATGGACATGCCACGAATTGGCGAGGTAATTAAACAATACCGGCAAAAAGCCGAGTTGTCGCAAGAGGAGCTTGCCGAAAAGCTCGGCGTCTTGCGAGTAGCTGTAACGCGTTGGGAGCTCGGTACACGCACTCCTAACGCAGAATACCTGTTAAAGCTAATGGCGGTACTACACATACCGCCGACAGCATTTGACGAATTTAATTTTAATAAAAATTTGAAAGGGGCAAGAAAAATGAGAAAAGAGCATTTATTTTTAACAAACGAGGATGTCGAAATCAACGAAGAATTAACCGTACAGGTAGACGGTTACAAGGAAACAGCGGTAACAACGGATGGCAGAATCATCGGTTTTGATGACGCGGCCAGTGGATGGGTAGAACTCGGTGTCTATAATGGGTGATAAAATGATTTTTGCATATGCTCGCATATCCACCACCAAAGCAACGCAGCGCACAGACCGCCAATTGCTCGCTCTGCGTGAGTATGCGGCGGCAAACTCTTTTAAAATTGACGATGTGGTCGAGGAAACCGAAAGTGGCAAATCCCTTGACCGCCCGAAGTACCAATCGTTATGTCAGCGTATGAGGGCGGGGGATATACTAATTATCACCGACATTGACCGACTAGGGCGCAATGCCGATGCTGTCATAATGGAGTTTAAGCGGCTCAAGCAGGCGGGCATTAAGGTTATAGCGCTTGATACGCCGTACCTCAATCAATGGGGCATTACGAGCAATGACAGCCTGTATGACATGGTTGTGGATATCCTCATTACTCTTAAGGCGCACTTGGCACAGCAGGAAAGGGAAAAGCTAATCGGACGTATTAATCAAGGTCTGGACGTTGCCAGAGCGCAGGGCAAACGGCTCGGCAGACCGCCTAAACCGATTAACGGCGATATCGTCAAGCTGAATCAGCGCGTATGTTCCGGGGATATCACCAAAACCGAAGCCGCCAAGATTGCCGGGATAAGCCGGCAACATTTTGACCGATTGTGCAAAAAGATATAAGATAAGCCGGACGGGGAATAACCCTATCCGGCTTGTTTTTATTTATCGCCAATCTGCCAGTCTGGAAATAGCCTGTCCAGCGTTGGAGCCATTTGTTCAAACGCCTTGTTCTGCTGGTTGTATACGCTTTGCTTAGAATCATATCCGACAGCGTTCTTTATCTTTTCCCATGTCATGCCGCGCCGGTATCGCAAATCTATAACCCTCGCCGCTTCTCCGGCCAGCTTTGAATTTGTAACCAAATCGTATACCTGATTCTTTGCAGTGGCCCACAAATCAGTATATTTTATCTTGTTTTCGTGTATGTGCTCATAAATTTTATCCGGTTGCTCTCCAACTTCTTCCGCGTCCTTTAATGCTCCGGCTTCTTGCTTGCGAAGCTTAACTATTATTCTGTGATATGTTATTGACCTCTCACAAAACGCTTTAACACGCTCTACTTCTGGTGTCATTGCAAATCACCCTTTCCGTTCAAATCCTGTAAACGTACCTTTTAACAGACACTTTGCACAACAAGACAGCCCATTCACATACCGTATCGAAAATATCTGCCTGATATGACTATCCTCTATCGACGCTATATATCGGTTCAGCCTGTTCAGTTCATAAAAGCACCGTTGTATATTGGCATCGATTATCCCGCGAAGGTCGGCTATTTCCGCAGCGTATCGCCCAACCTTGTCCGACGCTCCTGGCGTATGAGGCATACCCGTGATGTTTAATGCGCAACTGCTTGCCGCCGCTTCAAGTTCTTGTAATCGCTTTTGGTCACGCTCTATTTCTCTGTTTAGGTGATATAGCTGTGACAGTTCCTTTGTTGTCATTCTCAGCCTCCTTGTCCAGCTTGCGTATCAGATACTCCCCGTCAACTTCTGTCAACGCCCGAAACCAATCAGAGCGAAAAAACCGTCTGATACTTGCTATTTTCCCACTGTTTCCGGTTCTCTTTGCGGCTCGGTAGTCCTTGACGGCTTGTACCACAATTGCGTTAGCGAGGTTTTCATAGCATTCATCAATGTCTTTCATATCCGCTCAACTTCCCCTCGTAAAAACAATTGATACAGCCGTTTCTATACGCATCTATCGTTCCGCCCTTGTTGTGCCGGCACGTTGCACACGATATAGGCAGTTCGGATTGCTTATCCTTCCCCACCCTAAAACACGCCCCAAATATCAACCCAACACAAGCACCCAACGAGCAGATCAGGCACCCAAGCAAAATCCACACAGGAAAAGTTAATGTGATTGGCATTATGTATCACCGCCTTTGTCGTGGATGTTGCCGATTATTTTATACACATAGTCTTGGCTCATGAACAACCTATTATCGCCGTACGACATGAGCCAGCCGGTTAAGCACCTGTCATGCCATA